TGACTATTTTGAGAAAGCAATTTTGCGCGAGCGTAAGGTGGCCTAATGACAACCGGCAAACTGCAAATGGCTATGTTCCCGCCAAAGAGCGATTGGGTGCCTCCCGTGGAGTTGCCCAACATTTTTGACGCCGAAGAAATCGCCATCGACGTGGAAACACGGGACCCGAACCTGAAACAGAAAGGACCCGGCTGGCCCACAAAAGACGGTGAGGTGGTGGGATATGCCATCGCAGTGCCGGGTTGGAAATGCTACATCCCCGTCGGTCATGCTGGCGGGGGTAATCTTGACAAGCGCATCGTCAGTAAATGGCTCAAGAAAGTATTTGAGTGCCCTGCTGACAAGATCATGCACAACGCCCAGTATGATCTGGGCTGGATACGTGCAGAGGGTTTTGAGGTCAAAGGCCGCGTAATCGATACCATGATCACCGCCAGCTTAATCGATGAGAACCGATTCAGTTACAGCCTCAACGCCCTCTGCTACGACCACCTCGGCAAAACCAAATCAGAAAAGACACTGGTAGAAGCCGCGAAAGAGTTTGGCGTAGACCCTAAAGGCGAGATGTGGAAGCTACCCGCCATGTACGTCGGCCCATATGCCGAAACAGACGCGGAGATTACGCTGGAGCTATGGAATCACTTTAAGACCCTACTGAACCGCGAGGAACTTTGGGACGTGTGGCGGCTTGAGATTGCGTTATTACCTCGTCTTGTAGATATGACCATGCGCGGCATTCGGGTAGACATCGACCGAGCAGAACGGACTAAGCAAATTCTGATGAAGCAGGAAAAGGAAACGATCAAGCAAATCAAATCGTTAGCAGGCATGGACGTGGAGATCTGGGCCGCGCAATCCATAGCCAAGGCTTTCGACAAACTGAGCATCCCTTATCCTCGCACGGAGAAGGGAGCGCCCAGCTTTACCAAATCGTTTTTGTCGGAGCATAGCCATGAGCTTGCAAAGCACATTGTTAAAGCGCGCAACCTGAACAAGACCAGTGGCTCATTCATCGACGGTATCCTGAAATATGTTCACGATGGAAGAATCCACAGTCATATCAATCAGTTACGGTCTGACGATGGCGGCACTGTTTCGGGCCGCATCTCCATGAACTCGCCCAACCTACAACAAATCCCGGCCCGCGACCCAGAGCTAGGCCCCATGATCCGCTCGCTGTTCCTACCAGAAGAAGGACAGCAGTGGGCGGCTATAGACTTCTCGCAACAGGAACCACGGATCTTGGTTCACTTCGCCAAGAACTACGGCGACTACAAGAACATGCCCATGGAGGGCGTAGAAAGCTTTGTAGACGGCTACCGCAACAACCCGGATATGGACTTCCACAGCATGGTCAGCGAGATGGCAGGCATCCCACGTAAGCAGGCCAAGGTAATAAACCTCGGCATGATGTATGGCATGGGCGTTAACAAGCTGTCCGACCAGCTAGACCTATCCGTGGACGAAGCTAGGGCGTTAACGCAGAAGTATCACAAGCGCGTACCGTTCGTGAAAGGGCTGATGAAAGGTGTACAGAACAAGCTTGACGACCCACGGTCCTCGGGCAGTCTGCGTTCACTACGCGGCAGGAAGTGCCGCTTCGATCTGTGGGAGCCGGACGCATTTGAAATGCACAAGGCGCTTCCCCGAGAAGAAGCCATCGCGACCCACGGGCCAACGACCAGACTCCGACGGGCTTATACCTACAAAGCCCTGAACCGTTTGATACAGGCCTCTGCCGCAGACATGACTAAGCAGGCGATGGTAGACGTTTGTGAAGCAGGTTTTATTCCCATGTTGCAGGTGCATGATGAACTGGCTTTTTCTGTAGATAGCCCGGAGCAAGCCAAGGAGCTTGCTGAGATCATGGAAAACGCGGTGCCTTTACAGGTGCCAAACAAATGTGACGTAGAAGTAGGCCCAAGCTGGGGCGAGTGTGAGGATCTCACTAATGGCTAATATTAGGACCGCATCTAAAGTAGGCACCATCTATTACGACCTATATGACGGCGAAGGCTTCATTGTTTTAAACGACCGTTGGTTTGTTCTTTTGCCAGACATTTGCGAGCTAGATGTGTTGCAAGACCTGATTGCCGACCTAACTGAGATGTATGACGATGTCCATGCAGAAACGTTTTCTGAGGTTGATCCAGACTAGGATCATCCGTATACTCTCTTATACCAAACTAGGAGAAGTGTAATGGACACTACCAAATGGAAATCCGTGCTGTTGCCGCGAGACGTTTACGAAGAGCTAGTAGTGATTGCTCGCGTTGAAGGGCGTACAATTAGTGGACAGCTTCGCTACATTCATGAGGGCTGGAAGATGGCTAATCTGTCAGACGGCGATCAGGAATATATTGCGGAGCAAGTAGATTCGTTTAAAAAGGAGAATGGCGTAGACCTTACGTCAAAAAGCTTTTCAATATGAGTCAATTTACAACCATGCAGGCGGAGTTTGACAAGGCGTTGAGAAAGCTTGAAAAAGCCTACGAAAGCGGCGACAAAATTAATCGATCTGACTTCGACAAACTGCATATGTGGCATGAGTTTCTCAAAACCAAGTTAGACGCGGAGAGAGAAAAAAATGCCAGAGAACTCAGATAACGTTAATTGTCCCTCGCACTACAACCAAGGTGCGGTGGAATGTATTGACGCCATCAAAGCAAGCTTGACCCAAGAAGGGTTTCGGGCATATCTCAAGGCGTCTTCAATGAAATATCTTTGGCGCTATGAGCATAAAGGAAAACCGTTAGAGGATCTAAGGAAAGCAGAATGGTTTCTGGGACGTTTGATAGACGAACTGGTACATGGTGGTTCGGAATAGCTAACGAAGATGTAAAGATTGCCATACAGGCCGCGCATCAAACTGCCGACCGTTTACAAAAGCCCATGGCCATTCAATCCGACCTGTCGGTTGTACCAGCCGACCAAGCCACCAAAGAAGTGCTTGAAATCGTCCGACCGTAGTGATAGCTTGGGGTGTGACATGTTCTCATGCATGTCACTCCTAAAACGTTTGATTAGGGTTGATGTTAGACTCCCAAAGTGAACATGTTACAACCCGGCCCCGCGCAATGCGGGGCTTTTTTTTGCGCCAAATCTTTTCATATGTTAAGGTATCCAACCAATGCAGATAGGGCGCATACGTGCAGTTAATCGACGCGATTGATATGGGTACAACAAAAGCCTACAAGAACGAACGCCGGTGCTACATAGGCGCAAGCAACGTGGGCAATCCCTGCCATGCCTTTCTCCAGTACAGCCTGCGCGGCTACCCACAAAATCCCCCACCCCCCGCAGTCATGCGGATCTTCGCCCTCGGCCACTATCTGGAAGAAGTGGTTGTCGAAGACCTGAAGATGGCGGGCGTTTACGTTCAGGAGGTTAACCCAAAGACCGGGAAACAATGGACGTACACGGCCCTCGGTGGACACCTACGCGGCCACGCCGACGGCGTCATCAACAACGGCGAATCGATGCAGATCCTTGAGATCAAGTCGATGAACGAAAAGAAATGGCGCACCTTTAAAAACTTGGGGATCGAAAAAAGTCACCCAATTTACTACGACCAGATGCAACTCCTCATGGGGCTGTCTGGCTTTACATCCGCATGGATGGTGGCGTACAACAAAAACACCTCCGTGTACCACGCACAGAACGTCCCCTTCGACGAACCACGGTTCAAGGACCTGATGCGTAAATCCCTCTCCGTGGTCCGTGGCTCGTCCACTACTCGCATCTCAGACACCCCGAATTGCTTTGAGTGCAAGTACTGTAACTACAAGCCACACTGCTGGCCCGACGGCGAACAACCCCTTCCCCTCTCCGTCGAATGCCGAACCTGTCGTCACGCCAAGCCGACAGCGAAACGCAAGTGGTATTGTACGCTACACAAGTCACGGGCCACGGACCCTTGTTCACAATGGTCAAAGTTGCAACCGGAATGACTATGAGCGGAGACATTTGTTGGTGGTGTCGCGGAAAGCTAATCTGGGGCGGCGATGAGGACTTGGAAGACGGCGATTTCGACATGGCCACTAACCTGACCTGCTCCGACTGCGGCGCACACGTCATTTATTACCGACCCACTGAGGAGGAAAACCCTGATGGCTAACAAAAAACGCCGCGCCCGTGGCAAAGACGGACGTTTTATCGCGGACAACCCCGAGACAGAAGTCAATGAGGCATGGGAACAACCACAAAACGCCACCGTGTCCATAACCGCGCCCCCTGCGGCGGAAGGAGATTCATCGAAAAAACTTCACCGCATTGCAGAACCTGAGAAAAAATTAATGGGTTGGCAAGGATACTTCGCCCTATTTGTAATTTTATTAATTATGTCCTTGATAGGCCTAGTTTAATCGCGTATACCTAAGCACCGAGATTAATCGCATGTGGGGGCAGGCGATTGGATCGGCTTACTTGCAGGATTTGCAAGAAAAGAAAAGCTAAAAAACACTTTGGCGAACGCTACCATTCCGGTAAATATCAGCGTGGGCGGCCTATCTGTGCCGATTGTGACTACAACCTCCAAGTTGATTCCGTACACAAATCACCCCGCAATTACCTGTCATCACGGCTCAGGGACATGAAGCAACGCGTCAAACGATACGAGATAGAATTTGACGAAAGGGTTGACTTAGATTTTCTATACAATTTGTTTGAAGAACAAAAAGGGCTGTGCGCCCTGTCCGGCCTGCCCATGACATGGATGCACGAAGGACTGTCATCGAACCACGGCTCACGGCGCGGGACCAATGTTTCTATAGACAGAATTACCCCGGAGAAAGGCTACGTGCCGGGCAACCTCCGACTCGTTTGCGACCGCGTCAATAAGATCCGATCCAATATGTCCGACGGCGACCTGTACTTTTGGTGCGCCCTACTCACAAAAGCATTTAACTCGCCATGAAATAGCAGGCCAGCGCCGCAAGCGTCACGCAACATAAGGCCACTAAATACTCAGGCAAATCATTCACTCTTCACTCTCCGCGCCGCTTCTTCAATCAACTGAAGGCGGCTGGCATAAAACGACTCGTCCCGCTTTTCTATCTCCGCCTCAACTTCTTCAAAGAGCAATTCCGCCTCTTCTTCCAAGTCGTCCAGAACCAAATCTTCCCAATCGTCGTCTTCTCTACCCATGACTCTTCCACTCCTCAACACTGGTCACCCAATCCATCGGTATCGCAATTTCAGCATCACCCTCTTCAACCCGACCGTCGTCATCTAACAAAACGTGCGGACACAGCAAAAGACGCCGCTCGTCCTGATGAAGTATCACACCACACGACACCACCTCCGCCTCCCGCGTCTCCTTCATCTCCTCAACCGAACGCCAACCACTACGCGTCCCGCCACACGCATCACGCCACTTGACCAAGAAAATCCTCGGCATCATCTCGCTATCCCCCCAGATATAAGATAGAGTTGGTTCTTCTATTGAAGTAGACTACTACAGTACTGAGGGGGAAGCCGATATGGGATTGGCAATTGATTCAGAAAAAAGAGTGGATGTCGCCAAACTGCTAGAAAGTAGCGAAGACTTCCGCGATTTCGTAGCCAATGCCCTGCAAAACGAAATCTGGATGGGCAACGAACAAAGCAAACACCTCATGGGAACCCTCATGGCCGACGACGAACAAGAATTCATCATGTGCCTCTGCCAAATCGGATTCATCGTCTATACCGATTACCTCATCGAAACCCGCGACCAGTTCAAGCATAAGAACTTTCATTAAATGAAAAGAGGACTTAGCATCATGAGCGACCGCACAGGTGAACTGCTCGTCGGGGCGGCGAAAGTCATGGCAGGGATACTCATTATCCTTACAGCGTCATGCACCATCGTTACCTCACACGACCCGCAATGGGAATGGCCCCGAGACTTAGAGCAGGGAGAATAGACCACGGGCCACTCTTACCGTGAGCCGTGGCCCATCAGCCCCATGTCGGGAGACAGCAGGCACGGGCCACGTATCACGGACCACGGGTCTTGGTGTAGAAGTGCAGGATTTTTAGGCCTCCTTTTTTTATATGTCCTCCTTTCCCTATTCAAATAATCTATTTTTAAGAAAAAAACCTACACTTCTACACTGTGCAAGTTTTGGGAAAAGTTGTTTGAGGCCTTAATTTCGCTATCTATATAGTGTTTTCCCAGAGAAATAAAAAAATAAAAAATAAATTCTAAATGCCCGTAACTGGCGTAACCACGTAACACGGGCCTAGAGGCCGCATAAACACTGGATTCCTTCGTTACACGAGGGTTACACAGGGATACACTGCTGGTGCTCAAGCTTGTTAATCAAGCTATTGCTATTAAGGGTTTTGAGATTCAAAAAAATTATTTTTATTTTTCTGGAAAATATATATATAGGGGGCCAAATTAAGGTATGGTTAGCCGGACTTACTCACATACCGAGGTACTCCTGTGACAAAGAAAGCCAAGCGGTACGCCAAGGTGCTGGACACCAAGGCGGCGGCACTTCCTGAAGCAAAACGACAGCAAACCAACCGACCACCACTGGCACAAAAGCGTTTGACCAGAAGGCAGGAGCTTTTTGTCCGCGAACTTGTGTCAAAAGATGGACAGATCACAATGCGGGAGGCGGCGATTAACGCGGGCTATCCTGAACGGTCTGCCCATGTTAGGGCCTCTGAACTCACCAATCCCCGAATCCACCCTCATGTCTGCCGCGCGATCCGTGAATACAGGCAGGAGCTTGACGAAAAGTATGGTGTGGAATACCAGCGGCATCTCCGGGACCTCCAGATCATCCGTGACGCGGCGTTAGAGAATGGTGCGTACAGTGCCGCAGTGCAGGCGGAATATCGCCGTGGGCAGGCACAGGGGGACATCTACGTCAATAAAACGGAGATACGTCACGGCACCATCGATCAAATGAGCAAGGAAGAGGTCATGAAGGCCTTGAACGAACTCAAGCAAACCTACGCTCCGTTGACACATGACGCGGGGGCCGAGGACGGTGGGAACAGAAAGCGGGCGCGTGAGCGCCTTGCGGAAGAGGTGCAAGATGTTCCTGATTAATTGGTGGGGTAAATGTTGGTATGGCGAATCTGAGTGGAAGCGCAGGAAAGCGGGCGTTTCGGGGATAGCAGAGCAGTGGAAGGAACCTTACTTTTCACACCCTTTAGACAAGATGGCGTGGGAACTGAGAAAGAACCGGTTTAAAACTAATGGACATATTGGAAACGAAGGCGAAGCCGAAGAAACAGCGTGAAGCCAGCTTTTGGCAATCGTTAAAGAAGGCCATTCGGGACAACTGCCCGGATTGGTCTGCCACGCGTTTGGAGTCTAGGGCCACGTTGGGTGTGCCGGATGTCCTGATCATGGACGGTAGGGGCGATTGGCATATGGTGGAATTGAAGACCACGCAGAATATGTCGGTAGACATCACGCCGCATCAGGTGGCGTTTGCTACTAAACACGCGCGGGGCAGTTGCTGGATTGCGGTGAAGCTTTGTACTGCCACGGGCAGTGAGATCTTCCTGTACCGTGGCGACCGTGCGGTTGACCTGAAGATGGACGGATTGCGCGCTACACCTACTAAACATTTCAGCCACCCTGTTTCGTACCGGAGTGTTCTTCACGCTATTGCCACTATGTGAGTTATCCCATACTATGGTGGTGGGCATATGCCCTGACTAACGGAGAACGAAACATGAACGAAGATCTGTGGGAAAGTCTTTTTGATCGGATTGAAAACGAACTGAAGACGGGCGACATCCACACGCTTTATTTACTGTTGGATTTAGTGCAGGAAGATAAGTTGATTGCTTACGCGAAGGGGGAGTCATGAGAGAACTGCGATTACCGGTGTGGACCGTGGTGTGCGGCGAGCGGTGCAGGTGGTTTCCTGACCATGCCTCTGCAAAGGAATTTGCCAATAACGAGTGGGACAAAGAGGCGGACGGTGTGCCCTTTGTTCAATCTAAAACCATTTGGGATGTGGAAGAGGTCTGCGAGATTCTGAACAATGTTGAATCGTTTGCGGACCATGCGCTTGCTCCCGCTGAACTGAGGATCATGCGATGACGCAGACAGTAGGCGAAGCCGCCGAGGCCAGATACTCCGGCCTGACTTATGACCATGCCTTGCCGCAGGGCTGGGTGGATCAATGCTGTGAGAAGGGCCTTGATCCGCGAGGGCATTTCGTTTGGCTTTACGACGATTATGTTGGAAGGCCTGCCCCTATCACAGATGAGGGGGACCGCATTGTGTCCCTGCTCGCCCGTGATCCGTAGGCGCCAGCACCTACGCCAAGCCGCCTTCGGGCGGCTTTTTTGTGCCCAAAGAAATTTTAAAAAGAGCATTGCAGGGCGACGCCACGTATGCGATAGTTCGGGTGCGGCAATCCTGCCGCATACTTTGGGAGATATACCATGCAACATACGATTGAAAATTCAGACCACACCCTGACCCGCTTGCTTCAACAGGTACAGGACCAAGCCGCTAGATCTCAAGACTTTCTGGCACCTACTAACCAGCTTCAACTGATGACCGGTGACCGGGGTGACGGTAGCAAGGTCAGCCAGATTGTTTTGGAGCAGACCGGTGGGGCACCCACGCAGATCCTTACCGCCAACGATGTGGCGTTTGACCAGATCAGCCAGAAGGCCGGTATTGATGTCCGGACTGCCCGCCGCCTTCAGCAGGATTACTCCACTGAATTCGATGGCTTGATTAACGCTATTTGGCAGAAAGAACCGGCGGTGCGAATGATCCGCTCATTCCAACACGCGACCCATGCGAATCTGGGAACCGCTCGCGCCATGGTGTCAGATAAGTTTAAAACCTTCGACAATGTTCACCTGCTGAATTCTGCCCTGCCGGAATTGATGGACAGCGATGCCCAGTGGAAAGTGGTTAACGGTCAGGTGACTGACAAGCGCCTGTACCTTCGTCTGAAATCAGAAGTGATCACGGGCGAGGGCGCGGCGGTTGGCGACATCATGGCGCTGGGCATTGGCATGAGCAATAGCGAAGTCGGTTGCGGTAGCGTTAACGTTTTCCAGATGTTCTGGACGCTGGCCTGTCTAAACGGAATGCAGACCGAAAAGCGTACCCGCAAGTCGCACATCACCGGCGCGCGTGGCGATGCTGATACGTGGGGCCTGCTGACAGATGAAGCGAAAGATGCGGACAACCACGCGCTGGCGCTTCAAATGCGGGATGTGACTAAGGCCTACGCCAGCCGCGAGTCATTCGATGAAGTGCTGGAAAAAATGAAAACAGCGCATCAAGACAAAGTCGAAGGTTCGCCGCAGTCAGCAGTCGAAGCCATGGGCAAAGTGCTGGCGCTGACCAAAAAGGATACCGCCAGTTTGATGGACGGCCTACTGGCCACTATCGGGCAGTCGGGCTATGCCGGTCAGCCAGTAACCCGCGCCACTATGGTGAACGCGGTGACAGCGGTAGCGCATCAAGCGGACGCGGACAGTGTTGACGATTGGCAGAAGCTGGGCGGGCGCGTGTTGGACCTGCCCCGCTCCGATTGGCAACGCGTGGCAATGGCCGCCTAACTTACACTTCCCAAAGTGTGCCCCGCTTCGGCGGGGCTTTTTTTTGCCCGCAAGGTATGCGATAGTCCGACTGCCGCAATGGTGCGGCTAACTTTGGGAGAAAATTTTATGGCTACAATTACTTTTACAGTTCAGGATCTGGATATCGAAGTCGAAGAAATTTCTATCATGAGTTGGGAAGTGCCCGCCCTGTTAGAAGCCAATAGCATTGATCCGGAAGATTTACACGGCGAGTGGCAAATGATGGACCGTTACATCCGCGAGGATTGTGAAACGTCATTCGATTTTGAGCGCGTGGTGCGATGGATCGAGGAGGGTGATCTAACCGACGGGGAATTGCAGGATCTGTCCTACAATATCGCTTGCGAATTGGTGGGCCGGTTGAAGAGCGTTCGCCAGTGCGCTGATAACTATCTAGAAACCAACCGCCAAAATGTGGAGCGCATCCGAGAATTGGAGCGCGCCGCCGCACCGGATGCCGCGACCGCGTAGGCAATCCCGCCCCAGTAGCCCGCCATCCGGCGGGCTTTTTTTTGCCTAGCGTATGCGATACCCTAAGCGGGC